AAATATGACATTATAAGATCCACCACGAACAGCAGAGGAAGAAGTAGAGTTTGCCGATATTTTAGATCCATTTTCTAATTCCAGAGAACCTTTATTCCAAGATATTATACCTTGTTGCATCCATCGAGGCAAATTCTCATATGCAAGTTGTAATCTGCCAAGTAGATCTCTAGCAGTGGACGCTTTGTTCGCCAGAACAGCAATGTTGACATTATCATTAAAAACCGCATAGTGTAAAAGATATGATATACAAGTAGTAGATTTACCTGTCTGACGAGGCATCTTACAAATATTAAATCTATTCTCGTGAAATCTCTTAATTAACTTCTCTTGGAAGTCGTACATATTAAAAGGAACCAGTCCCTCATCAAGAGAAACAATCTTTATATAATTCCTAGTAAAATATACGGGGTCTTCTTTACACTTTAAAAATTCTCTAATATTGTCCTTAGAGAATTCTATAGGCGTATTCGCCTTCTTCAGGTTGGGATTACCTAAGTATACTTCTTGTGACATAACAAATAAAAAACTTACTAATCAGTAAATCCTGCTGCTGCTCCCTTTACTCCAGCATTAGCAGCAAATATGGCATATGTGCTTACTTTCTCCAAAAACTCAACTGAACCTGCTGGCATTGTAAACGAACCAACAACCGTTCCATTAGCAGCCTCCACAAGTGTTACTAAGTGAGCACTTGTGTCAGTATTAACTAAACGCACAACAGTAGCACTACCAAATGTACTTGCTGCTCCTGTTGATGTCGGAGATGCTGCTTCAGCACCTTTAATCAAAGTTCTTGACATTACTCTTACTTACACTATAAACTTATTTATCAATATGGATCACTAGTAGATGGTGTGGGATTTCCTCCACCAATAGTAATAGGATTAGGTGTAACTATTGCCATAGTTTCGATAGCCTTCTGACAGCATAATAATTTAACGTTTGATGCTGTAGCACCCTGACTTGTTGTTGTTAATGCTGATGTTGAAGGTGTAAAGTTACTAGTATAAAGTGCCTGTCCTTTTGTAAGTCTTATATTAGAAAGATTACCATCAACATAACCACTACCAGCAACATTACCACCAATATCTACATTAACAGTACTGTTCTGCATAGTACCAACAATAGTATGATCTGCTCCTTTAGAACCATTTAACCAAACATTAATTGTATTACCACTCCTTGTTACGGCACAATGTTGCCATTGGTTTGTTTGAACTGAACCAGGTCCATTAGCATTATATAAATTACCAGCAGTATTACAATAATAGAATGATAAAGTATTACCAACAGGTTCAAGTACCCAACTGTTTGTTACGTTATAATTTCCATTTGGCCACTGAGCTATTAATCCACACCAACTTGGATTAGTATCTGGGTTATACCAACATTCTATTGTAAAGTCTGATGAATCAAGATCAAAATCAGTGCTATCAGCTATAGTTAAATAATCATCACCATCAAACTCAACACTCCAATCATCTGTAAATGGATCAGCAGTACTGGAATCAATATTATTAGGATTAACCTCACTAATACTATCAGGACCTACTGCAGCAGTGGTAGTAGAATCAGATGATTGGCAACATAACAATTTTGTATTAGTTATATTCGTAAGTGGTGGATTTGGAGTTGTAAAGTTTGATGTATAAAGTGCTGTTCCTACTAATACTCTTAAATTACTAATTTTACCATTAAATACACCATTTGTTTCACCATTATCATATGAACCTATTCTTACACGAGGACTACCACTATTAGGATCAAAGCTTTGAGTTGCATTTGATTGAGTACCTTCAGAAGTTCCATCAATAAACAGAGTCATAAGTTGATTACTATCTCTAACAACAGCAACATGGTGCCAGGCATTCTGCATGTTCGTACTACCACCAATAGTTACAGCAATACTTCCATCATATGCCCAAACTTGAACTGCCTTAGTACTTGGATTGATTGTAATTTGTAAATTCTTTGAATCACTATTTCCACTAGGACCATCTAATTGGAACATTCTGGCATAACTAGGAGAACCTGTACCAGGAGCATTATCAAGATAAACCCAAAACTCAATAGTAAATGCGGATGTCCCTATACTAAGATCACTATCAGCAGCTCCATTTAAACCATCATCATCATCAAAATCTACATATGGTGTATTAGCCGTTCCACCGATAGTTGCAGTTCCAGTTGTAGGATCATCATTCGCAGTAAGACCATCAGGAGCAACAGTTGAACCTGTTTCTGTAGATTTGTTACAACATAAAAGTTTTACATTACTTGCAGTTGCACTTTGACTTGTTGTTGTTAATCTTGTGAATGGTGGTGTGAAAGTATCTGTATAAAGTGCTTCTCCTTTTACAACTCTAAAGTTTGAAACCAGACCATTCATGGATTGAGAATCTACTGATGATCTTCCAATTAGTACTGGTCCACCGCATATCCAATTTGTACTATCTGAAACCGTAGCAAGTTTAATACCATTTTGAAATACTCTTAGATTATTACTACCATCTCTAGTAAATGCAAGGTGATACCATCTACTATCCTCAAAAGTAGCTGCTGTATTAACGATATATGCATTCTGATTTCCTACACTTAACTGAGCGTTAGTGAAGTGTGTGAATAAAGTGTTATTATTATTACCACCACTATTCCAAAGAATATTTAATTTTCCACCAGTAGTATTTGCTATGTTGCTTGGATATACCCAACACTCTATCGTCCAAGGATCTCCCCCAAAGTTAAAGTCACTATTTTGAGGAAGAGTAAGATGGCCAGGACTACTATCATTATTATCGTCAAAGTCTACACTAAAATCCTGAACAACAGGTGTTGTAGAGGTATCAGAAATAGTAACAGTTAAAGTATTACCTACCTGAGTATTTCTTCCAGAATCGCTATAAACTTTAATCGTAGCAGTTTCTGTTCCTTCAGTAGTTAAATCTTCATCAACTGTATGAGAGAAAGTGGCAGAATTACTTGATATAGATGCTGTTCCTGTTAGTGCTCCTGATGAGAAATCTGCAGATTGTACGCCAGTTAACTCCCAATATAAATTAGTTCCATCAGCAACATTAGTAGTTGTAATTGTAGTTGTAAAATTACCACCTTCATCTACAGCAGTAGCAGATACTGAATGAGTATATGTTGGTCCAGCAGAATCTTCAGATACAAAACTCATCATAGGTGAAAAAGCAACCTGTGTTACTTTAAGATTCGCACTACCTTCTAGAGTATCTGTATAATCCTTTTCACAATATACAACTTCACCTGCAGGAACTATAAAAGTACCTACAGTAGTACCACCATAAGTTTTTCTAGTTACAAGTAAATTAGAAGAATCGCTATTAAAGACTCTTACAACACGAGCACTACCAACGCTAATAGGAGCGTTTAGATTTGTTTCTCCACCTAATATTTTCATAGTCCTAATTGATTTCTCCAAGAATATGAAGCAGCAATTACTTCATTTTTGCTAGGGTTTATATTTTTCTTTCCGTCATTAGTTATTGGTGCTTTTGCTCTAATCTTTGAATAATCTAAGAGTGGTTTTTCATTTGTTCCTGCAGCTGAATTTTTTGGATGCCCTGATCCAAGAATCTTTATACCCCTAACTCTAGTGGTTTTACCTTCATCAATTTTTTCTTCATCTTTTCTAGTATAAACTTCTATCTTTTTTGATTTTATTCTTTTATCATCAAGTTCTTTCTGTTCTTCCTTTTCCTTTCTTCTCATAGTATTACCTACACTAGCAATAGAACCAAGAGCTACTTTTGTAGCATCTATTGCTGGACCTGTTAAGTTACCAACAACTGCTGCTGCATTTTCTGATACCAATGGATCTGCCTTAATTATGTCAATAGATTCAATTTCCATTGGATGGAAATCATCTCTCCAATTATAAGTATCGTAAGATTTTGCTTTTATATTTTCGCCAATACTCATGCCTTTACTATGATTCTTCAGTATTATTTAGAATACCTTCCTTTATCATCTTTGAAAGTTCGCTAGTGGATCCAACAAATAATGCGTTATTTGTAACATTACTTGGACCTTTTGGTTTATCTTCATCCAAATCTTTCATCTTCTTTTGAAGATCTGCTAATTTATCCGTAATATCGGCAGTTGACTTTAATACTTGACCAGCAACTTCATATGCTCTTGGACTTGCACTTTCACCAGCAAGTTCCATAACTCCATTTAGAGTTTCCTGACCCTTTTCTATTAATGAATATAATTGTGCTCTTGCGTACTTGTAATCCTTTTCAGCATCATCAGTAATATCGGGCAGTGTATCCTTTCTTCGGACACAACCACCCTCATTAACTTGCTGAACTTCAAGTTCAGTATTAAATGTATCATTCAAATCGTCATAATTATCTTTCATGGTATTAACAGTTCCAAGCCCTTAAGGACTTATTAATTCTTGAATCTGGATCCCTTGCGGTTTTGGCAGAAGTAAGTTTCTTCTTCATACCTTTCATCCTCGCACAAAAAGACGCTCTACGCTTGTTGCCAGGTTTCTTTGAAGGAGCTTTAAGGTCACTGCCTGGATTCTCTCTTTCGTAACTTTTTCTTCCTTTTTCATTTAAACCACCTTTTTCATTTTTACCAGATTTTTTTGTCCAAGCAGCACCTTCTTCAATATAATCAAAAGTATCTCTCCAAGAGTATGATTCACTCTTACTCTTACCATAATTAGCAGCACCTTTCTTACGACACTGAACTAATCTACCAGAAGCATATGCACTTGGCCAAACCTTAGCACTTGATTTTACCTTATGATAGCAAGCATCTTTCTTACCACTACCCTTACCTTTCTTATCTGATTCGGTTAATTCATCTTCATGAGGAATAGTATTACCATTATCATCCTTCTTATGATGTTCTTTGACTTCACCCTTTTCATATCCTATTCCATCACCATCATCATCCCACCATCTTTTTATTGTTTTCTTATCTGCTTTCTTTCTTGCCTTTTCCCAAATTAATTGAAGATCAGATTCTTTTACACAATTAGGAACAACTCTTTTACCCTTTTTCTTCATTCCTTTTTGAGTATATCCATCCCAACATTTTTCGTCAATAGAAGTTTCTTCTTTCATCTTCTTCTTGTCGGTACTAACATATGTAGGCTTTGCAGCACCTGTTTTAGATTGTTGACCAGGATCTGCTTTCTTCTTTCTTCTTGATGCAGAACGTCTTTCTGCTTTTGTCATACTTGCTCTTTTAGATGATGAAACACACTTAGGAGTTCCCTCACCCTTCTCATCACTAGCACAAGTTCCACCTGTAACTACATTAACCCATCCTTTCTTACCGTCTTTAGACTTTGATGAATTAAACCATTTATGTAAATTACCTTCTTTTAAAGATGCCATTAGATGTCTACCTTACGAGTTGGACTATATTCTTTAGAATTGTCGAAGAACTCTCTAGTTTCCGTGAATCCAAAATCATCCCCTGGAGGAATCAATGGATCGTCTAACTGATCTATATATCCATCTTCATTATAGTCCTTCTTGGCTTTTGATTCTATTCTATATCTCATTTCACGATTAGCAGTCTGCCTATTAGTATCACTGTAGTAATCCAACTGAACCTTACGAATAAGTCCATCAGTACTATCAGCGATAGGACCAAACATATAAGTTTTTGCAGTAAATGTGAAAGTATAAATTAATGCTCTTCTTGTCTCATAATTACCTTCATAATCATCTGTAAATGATATATTTTGAAGTATTAAAGGAATATCTCTTTTTTCTCCAATAGATTTAACTAGATCTATTGTTAATGTAAATCCTGGTTGAAAAAATGGTAATATTTGTTCTACAATTTGTAATGCATCATCTTGAGTTTTAGTTAAAACATTTAGTTCAAACCCTAAATTATATGGAACGGGCATGAAAACTTTTTTAAATTTCTTATCGTCTTGTGCTTTAAATGTTTGAGTAACTCCCGACTTCCTTGATGGGTCATAATCAATAGAAGTCATCTCAAATGACATTCTAGGTAATGTAATTTGGACAGCCTTATTAAGATCTGGTTGCTGTTGAAGTCTTGCTAAAAACTTTTGTCTTGGACCATAAGCAATAGGGACTCTAACAGTTGAAATATCTTTACCTGTCTTATCTTGATGTCTAACATTAATATCATTAAAAACTGTACCGAAAGCGATAACAGTCTTTCTCATTATTTCGTGATAAAAATAAGTCCCTAACATATCAAACTACACCAAATGGATTGGATTCTGTGAAATCAAGGATGTTATCTGCTTCAAATTCAAATTCATCACCCTCGTTGTATTTATCATTAGAATCGTCAGAATTAAACGAAGCACATGCATATTTTGCTCCAGATGTTTGTCCTACAATTTCTTCTCCCGTATAGAATCCAGAAACTGTTGATCCAATACCAACATTTCCTATTAGAAGAGTATATGAATCAACATCCCAATTTTTAACTCTTGCTTCTGTTCCAGATTGAGATCCCTTGATTATTTCATTAAACTGATAAGTTCCAACTCCAGCCATTGAGTCTGGATTTGCTATAGCAATTGTTGGTGTTGAAGTATAACCTTTTCCTGGTTCATCAACATAAACAAATCTAACAATATCATCTTGATTGAAGAAAGCAGTACTTTGATCACCACTAGCACTAATAGATGCTATTCCAGTAGCAGTAACACCTGCACCAGGTGAAGCAATAAGTATATTTGGTACAGTTCCATATCCAGATCCACCAGATAATGTATTAATTCTAATTACTCCTTGTAAAGCAGTTTCGATAGAACAAGTTGCTGCTGCTCCACTACCACCTCCACCAATAAATGATACTGTAGGTGGAGTCACATATCCAGAACCACGGTTTGTGAATAATATTTTCTCAATAGAAGTTACATTTGCTATAGTTGTTGTTATTGCTACTGCCCTAGCAGTATCATTAGCAGGTGAAGGACTGAATACAACTGATGGTGCTGAAGTAAATCCAGAACCATCATTATTTAAATATAACTTACTAATAAATCCACTACCAATTGAAGTAGATGCTTCAGCAGTTTGTCCCAAACCAACAAGTCTAAGTGTGTTTATAAATCCTTCCTCTTGAACTTGAGTATCGATTGCCTCAATAGAAGTATCAATAACCTCATCCTCATATTCAAAGAGTTCACATTTAAGTTGATAAACGTAATTCTTACCCAATTGATAAAATGGGTCTTCATGCTCTACAAATTTTATTTCAAATAATCTTTGACCTAATGGAAAATATACTAAGTCACCTTCTCTTGGTCTTGAAGAAAGAATAATTTCACTGGTATCACTTCCATCATCCAATCCAGCCATGAATGGTGATATAAAATCTTCAAATCTTTCTTTTGATATAGTAAGAATTACTTCATCCTTAATACTCATACCAAATTTTGTTAGAATATCTCCTGCACCAGAATACCCTTCATAAGTATTAACGTATGCTTCTATAGAAAAATTATCATCAAATTTGGAAGAAGTAACCTCTTCCATAATAGTTTCTCTACTTACATACTTTCTTGGTATATACGTTACTTCAACACCAAAAGTTCTTAGGTGTTCGTTTATTAAATCTTGTGTTAATCTCTGTTCAGACTGAGCACCTTGTAGGAAAAATGGATTTAATGCCATGTTTATTAACCTATAAAGTCATATGGTGGTAATTCATATTCTGTACTCATTCTCGATTTTATAGACTCTAATTCAGATTCTGCTTGTTGGAGAATCTCTCCACCATTCATTTCTATGCCACCTGGTAACTTAACACCCTTAAATTTACTTAAATTTTGTCCCCACTGTCTCTTTATGAGAGCAGTGAGATACTGTTTTAAGAATATATCATTATAAACTTGAGTAAATGAATTTGGATCTAATGCCCTATAGCAATCAAGAACCAACCAATTACCAACAGATTCCGCACCCCAATCAATATCCAAATATAATCTATCTTGTCTCTTATTGAATCTTACTTGTTTATCAGTAGTAAGTAAATGGTCTATATCCTCAAGATATGATTTTGTCATTGCATATTGAAGTAATTGTATAGAATTAAACTGATATAAATCATTTAAAAATAATTGATATTTAATACTAAACATTCCACCCGATATGGTGCTGCTATCAAATTTAAAAATCTTTTCTATTCCAACTACAGAATCTGGAACTTGTAAAAAATTGGAAGTCTCATACCAACTACTTGTTGTAGTTCCATAACCTGCTATATTTGTAGAAGTAGCAGTTGTGGTTACAATACCAACTCCGTCTGTATTCTTTGCCTTTCCTCTGTCAATATCTTCTTCGGTGAGTTTGTACTTAAGGTACATTCTCTCAACACCATCAAAATGTCGTTCATTAAACAACTGGAGAGCATCATCCACAAGATCATCTATTTGATCATCAGCAACATTAATTTCCAATACAGGAGCACCTAGCTTTCTCAAGCAATAATCGATAAGTCCTTGTCTAGTTGATGGTTTTGCCATTTATTTCCTTGATGCTATATTACCCAAAGTTGGTTTTGGTTTACTTTCAGTTTTTTCTTCTTGTAGATTTGCTATTTGCTGTAACAAATCCATTTTTTCCTTTTCATAATCTTGTTTTAATGTTTGTATTCTTGCTTCCAAAAGAACATTTTGATTATATGATTGAGCAAGTTTGTTATGATATAAACTGACGAGAACGTTCACATCCACATCACTATTAGGTTGTTGCATAATTTAACTCAGAAAGTACCTCCGTCTAGTGTAGAAGTCCAACTAGGCTTATTAGTATATATCACATTAACAGAGGATGCTGTTACGGATAAGTTTTCAATTGCACCATTATTACCTTCTTTTCTTAAATTATTAGTAGTATCAAATGTACCTTCAACACCGACTAAACTTATTGAAGTACCAGATCCACCAGTCTCAACAACACCATAAGCATTACTGGTATCTTGTCTAACAATGTCACCAACACTAACTGTTACACTGCCAGATAAGGCAAGAGTATTTTTAGTAACCGCAGTTAATATCTGTTTTGATGTATTAACTGGAGTTGCGACAGCATTAGTAGAAGTCTGTAGTCCATTCTCATCAAAATATACAACACCGTGGGTATTGAAATCACCTGTCTGATAGTAAATACCTTTTATATCAAGATATCCTCTAGTTCCAGATACTAAAGCATTAGCAGTACTGGCATCAGGAATATAAGTCCATGCTCTTGCAGTAGCACTACTATTTGGATTAGTTTGGTCAATATAACCAAAGAATCCTAATTTATTATTACCTGCACCAGTACTTGTATTATATCCGAAAGAAATACCACGATCAGTATTTGTATCGTATGCGTGAGTAATAGTTAATTGTGTAGTGGTATTAATACCTGGAGCACCAATAGTCTGGTCAACAGTAATAATTTTTGTTGCTTCATCATAGGAAGTAACAGTTGCGACACCAGATGCTGATAAAGCAGAACTTGAAGAAATAACGTCTCCTGTATTAATACCAATTACAGAATCTAATGTAATTGTACTAATACCAACAACAACGGTTTCTGTTACAGTTCTTTCACTAGTAAGATCACCTAAGTGTAGAATAGGATCATTTAAAGTTGATGTTGTTGAGTTTACTGATGTTGTTGTACCATCTACCTGTAAACTACCTTTAATAACAACTGTACCTTCATTACTTAAACCATCTGGGTATGGGTCAATAAACAGAAGATCTCCACATCCTGCTTCAGTTTCAATAACATTAGAACTTATTCCAACACAACCAAACTTACCTTTACCAGTAACTTTAATATTAGTATCATAAGTCCACTGAGCACCAGTAACTTTTACATCATTATCTCCATCTTCATCATATTCAATCTTAGCATCTTTATCAGTACCAAATGATAAGAAAGTGTCATCTACAACATTGATATGACCATCACCATTAGTATCAAATATAATATCACCATCTACATTAGTTGATGAAATTGTATTCAGATCTATTCTTATATTATCTACATTCCACTGATCAACCTTTCTATTATTATCCATGATGGCAACTATACCACCATCAGTATTTCTTGTATTTTGAACACCAGCAACATTTCCTGCTGCATGTTCCATCATAGATGTATAAAAATGACCTCCAATCGCATGGACATTATTACCATCATCACCGACAAATACTCGGTCTTTATATTGATTTATACCTGCATGACTTCCTATACCAGTCACATAGGCCATTTCACCCCAATTTAGACTGGCAGGTTTATCGGTTCCAGAGGATCGTTTGATCCTGATAATACTAGCCATTTAAAAATTTCCCCCGTTAATGTTTAAATTCTGTTCCGTTCCAGGTGTAAGTTCATGTGTAGCATCCCATTTTTGAGTTGCTCCGTTATATACTAATACCATTCCATTTAACAGGTTCGAGGCACTAACATCACTGAGTTCAGCGAGTGATAAGCCCTGAGCACCAGCAAGTGAGGAAACAACCTTCACCGCATTATGTTGCCCAACCCTTACCTTAATATCTGCCATTTATGTATGCAATTCAGAATCTATGTATTATTTATACTTTAAGATGTTATCTGACCTGTAATTTGCTTTAATAGTTCTTTAATTTCTTGTATGTCCTTTTTCATGTTATCTAATTCCGCTTTCTCGTCTAATTTTTTATTTTTTCTAGAAATATAACTAGAATATGAATTAGTGTTTGTATCTAATATTGCTCCTGTTTTTTCATCACGAAACAGGTCTTTATGTCCTTCAACTTGTATCATACTTTTGGTTTTTTAGATTTAATTGGATTTGTTATCTTTTTATATTCGCCATTTATCTTACCGTTGTATTTATTGATATCAGATTTCTTCAAATCTCCATTATATTTTGACTTTTTAAATAATTCTCTTGTCTTTTTAAAATACCAAGATCCATCCTCATTATTATATCCACCTTTACCTACAAGTTTAGTTGCCCATCCACTAGCACCTAAAGATTTTATAGCATTAGCAGCTTCGTTTAAAAAATTTTTGAATAACTTCAAGATATACCTATAAGCAATACTTATAGGTATTTATCAGTTTATTGAATGGATATTGTTTTAACTTATCCTCAACAGTTCTAAGATCTATTGGAAGATGAAATTTGACTAATTTACCAGATCCACTAGGATCTATAATAAATTTAGTTGCTGGATTTACCGAATTCCTCATGAATAATGGAAGTCTCTATCCTTTTTCTTATCTTTTAATTTTTTACCACGTTGTCTCTTTTCACCAGTTTCACCATAACCATCTGGATGTGGACCTGCCTTTGCTGATCCTATATTGTCAGGACTTCTTCCACTATCATCAGTGTAGTGTAATCTAGCATCCTTTCCTGCCTTCTTTGTAATAACTGATTCTTGACCATACTTATTACCAAGTCTTCTCATAACTCTACCAAACTTTGTCTTTGACATAGTATCTGGTCTTGATGTTGAATAAGAAACTTCACGAGCATCTGATCCATCATCATACTTATATTTTCCAGTTGATTTCTTAAAACCAATCTTATTTCGTTTCAAATCATTTTCGAGATTTGATCTTTTCTTACGATTCTCATTTTCATCATCACCACGATCTGGTGATATATGACCAGTATCAAATTTGTCGGATTTAGCAAGAGATCTTGCTAATCCACCTTCACATAATTGTAAAAATTCTTGAAATGATTTCATTATGCTAAAGCAATTGCTCTAAAGTCTTTTAATTTAATAGGAACACATTCATTAGTAGATGTCATTACAATCTTAATTACAAATCCACTAAATTGTTCTAAATCATCAATGCTGAACTGATACTCTGAGAAGTCATTTTGACCACTCTTATTAACTTTAGCATCTGCTCTACCATCATTCAAACCAATATCAATAATTTGATCACCAAATCCATCACCATCTGTATCAATTAGATTTTTATATCCAGCGAATGCTCTGTAATTTTGAGAAACTTCACTAGAATCTGCAGTAAACAATCTGTAATAAACTCTGAAATCTGCTTCTGGTTGTACATTAGCAGCAACAAGAACTTTTAATGAACTTGCTGGTTGTTTCAAATTAACCCTTCTTGTCACAAAGATGGATCCATGTGGATCACCAGTAACTTGTGTTGTCCTAGTATCACTAGCATAATTATCTATGCCTATTGGATTGTTAATCTTATTTCTTCCAGAAATAAATGTTGCGTTCTGAACATCCAATACTGGTGAAAGATTAGGATCACTGGATATCATATCAACTTTCAGTGTAAGTGATTTTTGATTTGGAAGAGAATCTAATCTAGCAGCCTCGTTAACTCTAGAAGCAATAAGTCTAGGAGTTGGGAAGAATGTAGTTTCATTTAAAATAGTAGGTTCAAATCCTTGATCAATGAAGGATACTTCATTTCCATTAGCACTTGTACCAGTTATAGTTCTAAATGATGAACTAACTTGCGTTTTACCTGGTGTTATTACATTAAATTGAGCAGATAGTGTACTAAACTGATGATTTTGAGATATTCCAACAGTATTACCACCTACGGTTTTTTCACTAATAAAGTTTAACTGATTTTTACCAGCAGCTCTATTACCAATTCCTCTATCAATTTCTAAGTAATAATTATCAATATTTGATAAATTTCTTAATGTAGAATTTGTAGGAATTGTATGTGTAGTATTAATTTTAGTCAATGGCATTCCATTAACTTCATATGGTTGGATAGTAGATCCAGTTGGATGAGAGATAGCAAAAGTTTCATCAACACCCCTACCACTTAATGATAATATATTAGAAGCACCGATTACATACGATACAATCTCATTATTCAATAATGCTTCACCTCTATCAGTTGTTATACCAGCAAATTTAGAGAATATAGCAGTTGATGCTACTGATACTGCGGTAGCAGAAGAAGATATGTCTTGTGTTGTTTCAGATTTAGAAGTATCTGGGTGAATATTTTCAATTTTAATTGTGTTATTAGAACCATGATGAGCATGGTTGTGCTGAATAACTTCAACAATATTTCCAGAATGTAAATCATCAATAACAACTGAATCTGCTGCAGCAGTTACTGCAGTAAGAATTGTTCTTGTATCATTATTAGCACCATAATGAATAATTTGATCACCACTGACAAATTTTTCACCTTGAACATCAGTTAGGTATAATGTATCAATACTATTTTGTTGAATATCAGTAACAACAAATTTAGCACCTGCTCCACCAGTTAATGTTGATGTCTGAGAAACATCCATAGTAACAATTTCACCAACTCTGTATCCAGATCCCCCATTAGTTAAACTACTGACACTCAATGCTCCATTAGTCGCAACGACAACGCTTCCTACTAATCCTGAACCGTTACCATCTACAGAAACAAATTGTGTAGAAGAATGAGTAGCAACATCATATCCAGAACCATTTGCTACTGGTTTCAATCCAACAGGTGTTGTTGAAATAGGACCACCTCTTTCTTCAATAACAGCAGTAATACTATTATCCTCAACATCTCCAACAAGACCTGTACTTACCTTTCTACCTACAGGTATACTTGATACAGTTGCTTCAGCAACACCAGATAAAGCAACCCTAAGTTTTCTAGGGAAAGATCTAATTGGATTGCTAGGTAACAATTGTGTATTGTTATTACCAGGTTCAATAGAACTATTATAGAAAGTTACTGATCCTGAAGGAACAAATGCCGCCTTCCTAAGAGTAAACTTAAGATCTTGATATTGGCTTGGTGTCCAAATTGTACCGTTTTGAGATTTAAATAAACTACCACCAATGTATTGCTTAGTAACAACACCGAATTGAGAATCATCAGTTGTTGCAGGTAATCCTACAGGAGGAGTCACATTCTTTTGACCCATAGTAGCAACCCACATCTCAAATTCATCAGAACCAGGTGATAAGAATACTAAAGCATATTCTCTACCAGATTCTAAAAATACTGGTGATGGGAAATTAATTGTAGTTGCTACAGACGCATCATCTGAAGTATTAATATTATTTGGATTTAATGCTACTTGAGCATAATCTTGAACAAGGAAACTTGTAGGTGTTCCTAGTTCTACAGTTCTTAGTTCAACAAAAACTTTAGCATTTGGATCTTTCTTATAGAAATAAACATCAAATGATGTTAAGAACGCTCCAGTTTCATCAACAGTAAATGATTGTGCTAGAGGATCCCTATAAGGTGCTTCTACTCTCGTTGTAGATGATGTTGAATTTACACTTATTGTAGTTGAAATTTCATTAGGTTTCTGTGTAGGTTCTGGTGGATTTCTAACTCCAACAGTACTTGTATTTACTTCTAATATTGTTCCAGTTCCTGTATAAGTACCACTAGCATCACTAGCAAGAGCAGTACTACCTGGAGGAACAAATGCTCCAGTTGTATTAGCAGTTAATCTAAATGTCTTAGTTCCTGTATAGAATAATACTGAAGGTTGTGGTGTTTGATTAGCATTTCTAAAGAAGAATGCCCCTAAAACATCACCCCAATTATCAGACATTAAATCAACATTTGTTACTGTTGCTTCAGTACCAGATGTTTCTCCAATCAACTTAGCACCCTTAACAACATAACCGTAATAGTTTGTTCCATTAGCTAAAGCACTAATATCACAGTTAAACAAAACTGATGTTGAAGAATATGTATTTGAAGGTGCAGGTCTTGATCTATCAAATGGATCAACTGTATATGCTTCAACTGTAACTGCAGGATGTCCTAATCCAGCAGCAAATTCTGGTCTACTTTCATCACCAAATTTATGATTTGGTGCTTGTGCTTTAACGTAACCTATGGTATAGAATCCATTCATTACCTTAACATTTTCACCAACTGTAAATCCATTACCAGATCCAGCAGTAGTTGAAATTTCAATCAATTTAGGGAACATATCAGGCACACCACTATCAAGTTTATGGATATGTTTTGTAAATGGTTTTAATCCATTAGCGGCAAAGTAAACATTCCTAGATCTCATGAATGGATCTGTATTACCATTAATCTTAATACTTTCAACATAATCAAATTCTTGGTTATTACCAGTTAATTGATTGGTAAAACTAGTCTCTACAGTTTGTGTTGTAGTTGTAGTGGTTGTTGTAGTGGTATCAATATGATTACCATCAAACATTCCATGTGTATCTGGATCATCCTCTCCAGGATCAACTTCAGTTACAGTTACATCTACATCTGTTTGTGTTGTTGTGTTATCAGAAACAACATTAGATATTGTATTCCAAGTATTACCAGTAGACTCTGTTCTCTTATTGTCAACATAAATTGTTCTTGTCCAGTTGTCTGATGGAGGATCTAACTGAATTCCACCAACATAAACAATAACATTAAATGGGTTAATATTCTCAACACCAGATGCCTGTGGTTGGACAATCCAATCATCTTCAGTATAATCTAAAGTTACTAAATCTCCAGTCTTCTTGGTATTGCTATCCAATAAACTTAAGTTGGATGTCATATCAGCAGTTGTTGCATCAATTCCTGGATTGAGTGCTAACTGTGCTTTCATTGACCAAAAATCAACCGCACTAACTAATTGCTTATTTACAACATCAACATCACATCTAGACCCATCTTCAGTATTGAAGTTAATAAAATCTCTATTTTTAAAGTCATTAACTACAAAACCAGATTTAAATCGATCTATACCGTCAGCATCTTTGACTTGAAGTGATTTTGTATCAAGTTCAAGAGCAGTTAATGAAGTCATTACTTCAAGATTGGTAATCCTCTTTTCGAGTTTTCCAATATCTCTCATAGTAAATCTTCTATTATCATATAACCTAATCTTAGGTCCTTTAATAGGATCATAAAGATATGGTGGGAAGGTAATCTGAGCGATTTCCATAGAATCACCAACTTCAGTTGGTGGTGCTGGATTATCGTCTGATACACCTTTAACTAATTTTACTTGTTCATTTTTATTAATTACTACCTTATCAATTCTAGGTAAGTAATAGCTATATCCAAGAACCGTACTTTCATCTGGTGTAACAACATATCTTGTAACAGTTTCAAATACTCTATTCTCATATGCAAATGGTGATTCAGTATTACCAGATGGTACTGTTACATCAGCAAATGCCTTAACTCTTGGTCTGAAATCAAGAACATCAGATGCTCTATTACTGGCAATAGCAGGAACATCATTTGTAAATCTATTTCTAGAATATGAATTTGCAGTATAGAAGTCACCTATAGTTCCAGCATTTTCATAATGATCAAAAATAATCAATAATCTCTTAGATGGATTAGAAGAATTACCTCTCCTTACAAGTCTAGAATAATCACAGAATTGCTTTCTATGACCCTTATCTAATGTATAATTAGATGTTCTATCAATATAATTACCTTCTATTGACTTCTGTATATTTGCAGTAATTTGAGATTCTTTAAAAGTTACAGATTCTCCACGAATAAATCTATTTCCATTTAAATATACAAATTCAATTTTATTTCCAACATTAGGTCTGTTTACAACTTGACCAATAGCTCTACTATCTACCCCTAAGATCTGTTCACCAACAAAAGTATTTGTATTAAGATCTAATCCAGATACAAATTCTAAAGTATCAAGAGTTGGTTTAGAATTATCAGTTGATTCTAATACAGCATGAACCTTAACAGCATCAGGAACATTTAATGATATTTCTTTATCTTCAACACGTAAACCATAAGCATTACTTTGTGTAATAAATGTAGAAAGTCCTACTGAACTTGTTACCTCTAGTTGAGCACTTCTATTATAAGTTTTACCTTTACTACTGAGTCCCAACTTCTTCATAGTAACATTAACTGTTATATTACTATCCAAATCTCCTTGGTTTGATGGATTGGCAGTATCCCATTCTCCAGGTCTTTGTACATTAAATCTTATTGCAGAACCACCAGATAAAATTTCTACTCTGTCTGATGTTAATTTTTCAATAGTACCATCATTATAGTGAATTGAATATCTTTCAGCATCAAATGGTTCAAAGAAAGCAGTTGTAATTCCTAAAGCACCATCTGCCCCAGAATTTTCAAATACCTGACTAGCTTGAACTACTAGATTTCCACTATAAGTACCACTTGACTCCAATGACTTACCAGAAACCTGTCTCGATACTATCAAATTAGAATCTGATAAATCTACAGTAGAAATATTTTTCTTAGGTAATCTACTATAAAGTCCAGATCTATTAAAATTAACTATTTTAGGAACTTTAACTGTAAATGTTGAACTAACTGTTGTGCTAGTTCCTGGTACATCTTTATCACAAATACCAGTAACATCAGCAGGTGCTGCTGTAAGAGTAACAGTACCACCATCACCACTAATAGCAGAAACTACGTTATAAACTGGATCAGTTGAAGTGCTATTTGAATATCCAAGTATACTATCTACTTTTACCCCATTAACACCAGAAAATCTTCTTTGTGGGCAGGTTGCAGTAGTAACATTACTTCCATCAGTAGCAACATTTAACTGATCTGTTGTTGAGAAATTAGGAAGAATTTTATCATATAGAACAGCATCTGCAGTAAAATCTTTTTGAAGAGATCCAACGGATGTTGATTGGAAAACAGATTTTATATCATCAATAGTATATTGCGTTACAGCAGATACTGAAGCTGTACATGTATCTAATCCAACATTACTTATTCTTTCATTAAATACTAACTTTTCACCAGCAACAAAACTTCCAGTTGTTTGAGAAACATTTATAGTACCTGCAGTTGGATGATCGGCAACATATGCTTCAGCACCACTACTCATCCCTCTAACTTTAGATCCAACTGGAGCTAAAGTATTTTGCTGATAAGTTAATCCACCAGCACCATTGCCAATTTCTAATGCTGTATATGTTTGGAGATCATACATGTATAGATCCCATTCAGTAGTTGCATCCTTATAAGTATCATCTGAAGGAGAAAAAGAATAAACACGAGCTTCACCAACTTTAGTTCCAGCACCAGCAGTTGGAACACCAGTTCCCTTTCTTTGACTGAAAAGATCTACGTTATTAGCAAGTTTACTACCAGTTGATGAGTTTCCAAGGTTTACAAGAGGAGTTCCATGTGGATTATTAATCCTTAAAAGGCTTCCCATCTTGAAAGATATTGAAGAAGATTTTATGGACTTAGTATCTCTTGGTTTTTCTACATCTAAAACAGTAGTTCCAGTTAAAGGAACATCAAATCCTCTAACATATGCTGTACCTGAAGATAACTTTATACATGCTAAATCCTCGTTAGGTGTATTAAGTTCATCTGTTTTCTCACCCTCTACAAATAAACCATTAGATCCTATTTCATCATTCAATGAATTTTGAACATTAACGGTAAATGGTTTTATAGCATAGTTACCAGATTCATCATATGTTCTCTTAGCAAGATATTTTCTTATCTCAGAATAAAGAGTACTATTCTGTATTTTCTTGACTTGACCTTTTTTTACTTTAACTAATTCTACAAAATTAGTATCATCAAAGTCATCAAGTGCTTTTTTCGCTAATTTAACACTAATTTTAAACCTATCTGCACCTGGAGCAGCAAAATTAGTAAAACCTTTTGCATTATCATTTAAAGTAGAATCATCATTAGAAGATACAGTTTCTTCAATAATTTCAAATCCAACTCTATATGATGGTTTGTTTGTATATGGTTCTAATACTATTAGAGATTTTGTTACATCGACAAAAGTACCTCTTATAAAATATACACCATTATCAACACCAACTGCAGATCCAGTTTCTGTAGCATTTTCACTAACCAATGTTAGTATAGTATCACCAGAATTTAATGTTGTATTTCCATAAGTAACATTCTCATCAAGAACTAATATTTCTCCATTTGGAAAATGTTCACTTGAACCAACACTATCAGACTCTGTATACTTTACAAATATTGTAATATCATCAACACCTTCTGCTGGTGGTAAAACATAATTAACAATTTTACCAACAATTTGAGAGTTTTGACCTCTTACCTTTGTTCCACCATTAGCTATTAATGAATCAAGGTATATACTAACATCTATACCTAAATGATCATCATTTACCTTACATGAAAAATATGTACTATCATATGTGACAGATCCAGGTATAACCATAGATCCTTCTCTGAATATATGATTACCGAAAGATTCTATCTGATTCTGTAATATTGATTGGAGTCCTGTTAATTCTCTTGCTTGAACTGGATATCCAGGTTTAAACAAGACCTTATAATAGTTCTTCGCCTTATCAAAATCATCGTAATAAGGACTTATATTTAAATTAGTCTTTTGTGGCATTTTACTTTAGAATTCCAGGATGATTTTAACGTCTTCTTTTTGTCGAGTATTTCGAGCAATCAAAGGTCTATGGTCAATATAAACCAAATCCCCTGATCCTTTATTTATCTCTGGTTTGGATAACCCACTTGTGAAGGAGGTATTCAAATTAATTTGCTTAGATCCAGTTGGATTTGTGGTAATTCCAGTATAATCACTGTTTATATAACCTTTAAATCCAGAGGACTTACCTTCAACTACAGGTCCAGTAGATGAAAAATCAAAAAAGCGACCTTCAGTTGAGATACCAATATAATCAGTTTGATCTCTACTACCTTTGTAGTTTAATGATCTGTCAGTAAAGTATTTTAAAACTTTAGTTTCAGTATCAAAAGAAGCAACATATGCTCTCGCAACTCTGGTATCACCATTAGCAAGAATTAATTGCTGTTCAATAATTTCACCAACTTCAGGATTTCCCTGAACCTTCTTAGTAACATCATTACTATTTGGTTCATCATGAAATAACATTGCGTTTAATGATGAAAACTGACTTCCAGTAAATCCAGTAGAAACTGTACCACCACTACCACCAACAGTTGGATTTTTTACTATACCAACTACAGAAAATTTAGTGTCTGTTGGGAAATCTTTAGATGAATCATCAAATCTAGCATAAATTAAAACTTTATCTGTACCCAGTTCTGTGTAAATGTCATATCCATGACCTTTACTTGGAGGAACTATAGGAACTAACTTTGCAGAAGTACCAGAAGATGTATTGTTGATTGCTTGTAAATCAACTAATCCATAACTATACCCTTGTCCACCAGCACTAACTGTTACATCAGATATAACACCCTGATTAACACTTACTCTTGCCTTTGCTCCTGTACCATCTCCTACAATATCAACCTCTTGACCTGTTAATGTTTGGTATGAAGAACCACCATTATCGATGTATACATGCTTAATTTGGTTGTTATTAATAGAAGAATCACCATTCTCCCTGACTGCTCTTATTTGAGGATCAGTGCTTGTTGCCCAATTGTTTGGGACAGTAATATATTCTGTAGAATCAAACTTTATAATATCACTAGGAGAAACTGTATATAAGTATTTCCAAACATATCCATCACCAGATCCACCAGCCTTTGATGGTTCTAAATCAGTAAATGTTGGTTCGTCCTGAGAAACATTTCCCTTTTCATTATCTCCATTAGAACCATTATCAATACAAATATAAACTTTAAAATCAGCATTCATTACATAATACTGAGCATCATATAATCTACCAGCACTTTTCAGAGGACTTCGGTTATCACTAGCATAATCATCTCTGTATATTTCATATCTAGTACCTGCTGTCCAATCAACTCTCTTTATAACCCTACGAATATTAGCAGAAGTAATCTTCTTACCAAACATCATAGTATCTCCTGCATGAGCGTTAGTAGAGAAACTATCAAGTGGTTGTGGTGGATTGGTATTCCAATTTGCGGATCTACCATAACCAACAACAGTTGATTCTGTTAATTGTGTTGGGTTAGGCAAACCAATAAAAACGTAGTAATTATTATTATCAATAGAATCTACGAAATTACTAGCATTTAATATCCTAAATTGGTCGGTGACAATTGCTGGCATTATCTTGTCTTAATTACACTTTTTTTCTTTATTTATAGACATAATCAAACTTGTAATCTAATAGCACCAGTATTCCTCAATCCTTTGAGGGATCCGAGAGAATAATTTCTTCTTTGAAGAACTGGGAATGTAGATAATCCAGAATCAATAGTTAGTCCAGTTACACCAATTGAAATTGGATTTGCTGCTCTAACTGTATCTGCTCCATATAATCTTCCCCATGAAATTGTTCCTAGAGAAGTTGTTATACCAATGTCAGTTTGGTTATACTGTCCAGTAGATGCCATACCAACCGTATTGGTTGTACTTAGTATATTACAGGTAATTTCACCTGTCTTATCCGCAGTAGTAATAGCATGGACCTTGTATATATTATCTAAGAACTGAGTACCAATACCAATGAGTGAAGTATCATGACTGTCAATGGATGTAACACCATCACCAATCTTAGTATCTTTAATAGCAATTGGATATCCAACTCTTAAATCACCTGCCTGATTTCCATCAATAGTCTTAAAGAAGAATTTAACAGCAACAGGATTGTTATTTGTACCTGCAGAAGTTGAAATACCAGTGATTATTCCAGTAAATCCTTGAGCAAACTTAAATAACTCAATTTTTTCTGGTTTATATGTAGGACTTTCAATAATAACATTTGGAATTCCTCCCTGATATAATCCAGGATTAGTAATAGTTACTGATGTAACAGAACCATTTGTAATTGTCGTTGTTGCTGTAGCAGTTGTTCCAATACCAACTCCAATTATTGGTGGAGCCGATAATTTAATAGTAGGAGCAGTAGTATATCCTGAACCACCATCAGTGATAGTTATTGAAGTAACCTGTTCTTGAGGAATAGTGGTATAACCAGCACCAACATTAAGCATAGCAGTAACAGATGCTCCTGCTGGACTCTCTGCACCACTTGCTGGTAACATTAATGCGTCAACAGCATCAACTGTAATACCATATCTTTCAGAACTAGGAATGCGAAGTGGTCCTTCCTCATAGAAGAAGAATTCAGCATCATCTACAAATATTCCATCTTGTAATCCAATACCTACACCAGATGTTGTACTAACATCACCAATAATCTTTGCGGTTGGATATACACAAGGTTCAAGAGATTCTCTTGCTTTAGTTACCAATTCACCTGCTATTACCTTATCAATCTTCTGTTTAGTCCAACTAAGTGGTTTATCATCATCTTCATTGATTCCTTGTCCAGTATAGATATCGGTTTCAATTAAATCGGATGATAAAATTTCTTTTACAACTCTTTCTCTATCTTGACTAATAGAATTTGGTAATGCTGGATGACGATAGATTCTAACATCATCACCTGGTTTGATTGTTTCTTGAATATCAATCAACTCAACATCAATTCCTCTTTGTCCAAGATAGAAGAATATATCAACCTTATCACCAGCACCTGGTGATTCAGTAAATGTAAACGTAGTTCCACCTTCAAACTGATATGCAGTTCCTGGTGTCTGTAATACTCCATTTACGAATATTAGTAATACTGCGTTTAGGTTTATATCAGCAGATAATGGATCGGATTCATCCTTTTCAAAACTGAGCAATTGTCCATTAAAGAATAGAGGGAATCTCTTTCTAGTTCCATTCTGAAGATCTCTAATAGTATCAATAAAGTCTATCTCACCAAATTGCCATGAGGAGAAGTAATCATTGAATATTTCAATAACTTCTAATTCAAAGTCTTTTAATGGTTCCTCTACTTCAGCAGAAGTAACTAATCCAATTGGAGTAAATTTATCCCCAACTTTAAATGAATGTCCTGGTCTTGCTATATCAAACTCAGATATTTCAAATAATGTAGAAGAAATTCCAACTGAGGTTTGTGCTGCTCCAACTTTTAAATTAAGTAGAAGATTAACACCTGTAGTTGTTGTTTTTCCAATACCAAGTCTAGAAACACCCTTAACAGGAATATTTTCATAATTTGGTTCTGGGATAACAATTTCAGGATTAACATATCCAGATCCACCATTTTCAATAGTAAATTCTAGAGATCCACCAGTTCCATATGGAGATCTACCAACATTAATACTAAACTTAGTAGTACTTTCAACTGCCTCAATACCAACAGGTACATTGTATATTGGATCTGTTGTTCTAGGATATGGATGTAATGTAGAATGGCGATCCTTATTACATGTAAATGTAATAGACCCTTGAGCAAACTGTACTGTATTCTTCGCACCCATGATGTTTCCAGTAGCAGCACTATAGAAACTGTGAGAAGTTGTATTTGTTGAAGGTATATTTACTAATGATTGAACTTCAAACTTCTTAGCAGTAATATTTGAAACTTGTACCCACTTATTGAAAAGAGGATCTCCTTTTCTTGGATAACTATGCTCACTTATAAATCCGTCCTTAGCACACTTAAATACTAATGAATTCTCAGCAATCTTGACATAATCGCCATTACTAAATCCATGATTTGTATTGGTCGTAACAGTTACTATTCCTACAATTGGATCATACACTGCGTTTGTTGTATTCTTAGTAACTGCAGCAGTAAATCCATGAGCAGCAGATGTAGTTATAGTCATTATTCCACATTGTGGATCATAATCGCCATTAGTAGCAGTAAATGGACCACCAACGTCTGCTGTTATTCCACCAGTTGTTGCTGAATCAAATATATGAGTATTCTTAGCAACTTTAGCAGTAACTATAGCACCTTTACCAGCACCACCACCAGATCCAACATTAGTTGAAATTGTATCTAATGTTGTGGATACTATTGGTAAGAAAGTATCATATGCAGGATCAGCATTTCCATCACCAGCAACTTGACGAGGATATGGATGATTGCTCATGTAATCATCTTTAGAACAAGTAAACACCATCGATTCAGTAGCAATCTTAAGTGATTTTGTTGCTTTAGCACCATTAGATGTTGCAGAATCAAATACATGAGTGTAATACCCACCAGATTTAACAGCTCCTGCTGTAGCACTTACAAATGTATGAGGATCAGTGTTTGTAGAAGGAACAGTGTTCAATACCTTTAAGGTTATTGTAGTTGCTGTTACCGATTCAATAGTAATCGCAGTATTATAATATGGATCATTTCCATTAGATCTTGGATATGCTTTCTGAGCAGCAGCACCAGTAGCACCATTATATCCACAACTGAAGGTAATTGATTCTTCTTCCAATTTAACACTTGTACCTGCTGTCAAACTATGAGCACCAATCTCTAAAGTCATTAATCCAGTATTAGGATCATATGTAGTACCTGATACTGGTGTATGTGAAACTAATGGACTTGTCCCAACATTAACTTCAAATTCAGTTGATGTTGCATTAGAAACTAATAACCATTTACCATTTGATGGATCACTTTCTCTTGGATAAGTGTGTGTAGTGGAATTATTATCCATAGCACACTTAAATGTGATTGAATTCTGTTCAAAGTAAACTTGCTCATTATTAGTGAATACTCTCGGTGCGAACACTGCTCCAGCAGTAGCACTAACAAATGTATGAGGATCAACGTTTGTAGAAGGAGTAGTACTCAATACTTTAACCGCAACTGTTCCAGCGATAGTATCTACAGCAGTTATATCTAAGAAAGTATTATATCCAGGATCAGGAGTTCCAGAATTTACACCTGTTCCAGTTGCTCTTGGATATGTCTTCTGAGCAGCAGAACCAGTAGCACCACCAAATCCACAACTAAATGTTAATGAATTTGCCTCTATCTTAAGTTTATCATTGGTAGTTAAAGTATGTGTACCAATTGTCAATACCATAATACCAGTCGTTGGATCATAAGTAGCATCGCTGACATCAAACTTTGTACCAGCACTTGCTGTTAATATACCAACATTTGCATCATATTCAGCAGAATTAACTGTTAAATCAACTGGTCCTGGTATTCCATGATCTGGTACTGTCATTAAGAAAGCACCCGTAACTGAATCATAATCAGCATCTATGGGTGTTAAATTTTGACCCATAAAGGATCCAGTGTATGCTGTGACAGAATCTGTATCAGCACTTACAAAATTATGAATATAAGCAATATCAGTAACACCAATAGAAACTGGTTCACGATATCCAGATCCAAATGTTAATTCGTTTTCATAACGCCAAACTGAACCACCCTTAACATATACATGTGGGATACTGGTAATTCCAACATTAACTTCAAACGATCTTTCAGAAACAATACCAACTAATTGAAGTGGTCTTTCATGATCTTGGAATATTGTTGTAGTAACTCCTACATATCCACCACCACCAATTGTTCTTACAGCATTAGTTGTTGCTGAAACGAACGTGTGTGCGTCTGTATTGGTAGGTGTAACACCAAACAATACATTCACCTTAAATGTATCTGTAGTAACGTCAGAGACGTACATATACCTATCATAGGCAGGGTCAGTTTCTCTTGGATATGCCTTTTCAGCAGCAGCACCCGTAGCACCGCCATATCCACAACTGAAGGTAATTGATTCTTTTTCTAACTTAACTGCATCACCATTTGAAAGACCGTGACCAGCAATTGTTATTACCATATCACCCGTTGCTGGATCATATGTTGTGCCTGTAACAGGAGTACCAACAGCATTAGTTGGACAAATAAATTCAAAATCTTCTAATTTAACTGTATCAGGACTACCTAATCCAAATCCATGAACTTTATTAGTTGTAACTGTAATAATTCCAGTATTGTTATCATAATTTGCAGTTTCAATACCAGAACCTATAGGTCCAACTGACATACCCATACCAACAATACTACTAATAGCACTATTGGTCATCTTAGGATAGACTCTAGCACCAACTAGTGGAGCATATCCAACACCAGTAGTAGAACCCATAGAAACAATCAATCCACCTCTTGGAACCTGATTTTGATTAATATCAAATTCTGATTGAATTAATTGTCCATTTTCAGAACTAATTCCAGTAAAGGTAACACTAGAGACTCCAGAAACAGTATCTGCTTCGATTTCATAATTATTGCCTAAGTTGTTAAGTGTTAATGGTGTCTGGAATACTCCATTAATGAATAAAATACCATTTCCTACACCAACACCAGTAGAAGTATTAGCACCACCAACGGTTAGACTATAAGTTCTGCCAATACCAGTAAAGGAATCTGATATATCATCAAATACCATATTGGTATCATAATTTGTTCTTAAGAATGTTCTACCACTAAATTCTGCCTTTACATATGGGAGATTAGTAGCATCTCTTCTAGTTCTAGTATTACCTTTAGGTGGATCTAAGAACCACAATGTACTATCAACAATATTAAATGATCCTCTATGTACTTGAACACTAGTTGTAGCAGTATGAACACCAGCAGATACACCTAGAGATCCTCTAATAACCTTAACTTCAGGAATAGTTCCATTGAATGAATTAATAGTTGCACCTGTTTCTGTAGCAAATCCAACTTCAACAACCTTCATATATTCATCATCAATCTTCAATACATCTCTTGGTTGTACTGAACTAATACCACTTAAACTGAATTGTGATAATCCAATACCAATATCATTTGATAATGTATGCTTAATTGATGTATATGTAATTGGTTGTTGAATAATACCATCAAGACCAATAACAGTTTTACTCAGTTTATTGGACATTTCAAATTTATGAGCATTACCAGAACCAACATTTGTTACTTCAATTGGTTTACCATCAGCAATATATTCTTTCTTGGTGAATAGTTGGAAAGAATCTGGAGTTAATGCCTTAACAAATACTGTTGGTGGCATAATAGTAACCAAGTTACCCTCATTATCTGCTGTTTGAGCAATACCTACAGAAACAGGAGAAACACCAATGAATGTAGAATCTGCTTTATATGACAACACTTCATTCGTATTGAAGAAATGACTAGGTATACTAAAAGTAGTTCCTGCTCCAGTTGAATTAATAACCTGACTAGTATTTGCTGGATTAAATTTCTTAAAGTATACTGGAGTTCCTTCGTGCTTAATATCAAAGTTAATTCTATTTCCTCTTGTACCATTAATACCATCATAAGAAGATACTATGACTTCGGATGATACTGGACCAAACTGTAAAGGACTTGGTTCATTTTCAAAATCATTTATAGTTTGGAATATTTCAGTAAATGCTTGAATTTCTACTAATCCTGAGTTATACTTAGAGTCTGGATAGAACTCAAGTCTAACCTTTTGATTAGTAATATCAGTAACTGTGCCAAATGTTCCTATACCACTTATATCATCAATTGAAACATGTGGATATTGAATACTTATAGCATCATCATTCTGATCTTGAATAAGTAATGCTTGGTGAATAGCACTAGTTTGTCCACAAGAAACTCTTACCAATGCTTTGATAGTACTATCTACAAGTCTATCAATAGTCGTAATTGTTGCTGATGTGCCATTATTCGTAGTAACATAATTTGATTCAAACCTAGCAGTTCTTTCAGATCCATCTGGTTGTCCTGGAACTTGATATCTAAATGTTCCAATACCAGCAGTTGTAGTTCCTAAACCAACAACATTAGCACTAAGAACTAATTTAGATGATCTATCATTGATACAATCAAAGAAAATTGTACCAGAATCATACCTAGCAGTTAATATACCAACTTTACTATTAGAACTAGAACTATATGTAACTCCTAAAACGTCAGCATAAGATTCTGAAATATAAGTATCTGTACCATCAAAATTAACAATAACTTCATTATAGTCCATTTCACCAGAAGCATCATCTCTAACTAAAACATTAGCAAAGAAACCATTAAAATCTGTATCTGGGAATTGTAAAATATTGGTTGTAGTCGTACCAGTAACAATAACATTATTGCCACTCATCGCTGTTTGTGCAGCAGAAACCGCAACATTTTTACCAACTAAATCTACAGATCCAATTTCGTTAATACCATCAGATATTGTATCTGTATTAAATGATGTCTTGATAACTTTTATATCAAAATCCTTTTCAAACTTTTCAATGGGAGAGAATTCTAAAGTTTTTCTATTAAATCTATCAACTTTAGTATCAAATGATCCCAATACTTGATTAGTATAATCACTAGTTCTTTCTAATAAGAAAGCATCACTTGTAGAAGTTAATGTGACTATATCATTGATTTGAACGTCAAAGGTATCAGCATCAATAACCTGTATTGTATATTTTGAGAATCTTGATGATATTTCTTCAATTTCAGTAAATCCATCTTGACTTCCTTTACTTGAGAACTTATCACTTATATCATCATGTATTAGAACTCTATTAGTTTTACACTTAGTAAAGTCTGTTAATTTCCTATTTTTAAAGTCAATAAACTTAGATTTATTATCTCTAGCATCATAATCAATAACCAAATCAAAGTCATTAATTGTATCTACTCTTCTCTCACCGAATACATCAAGAATAACCACAGCACTTGCTGGTTCAGTGCTTCCTAGACCCACTCTAACATCAACATTAGTCTCAACTAATGTATCGGCAAAGTTCTTCAATCCTGCTGGATGTATGACCCTATTCAGAGGATCTACAAAGTCATCCCATGCCTTAGAACTTCTAACAGAGTATGATAGATTCTGATAATAATCATTATTAGGAGTTACTTGGAAATCTTCATTTAAAACTCCAGTATTATCGTTCCATCCAATCTCTCTTCTATTTGAGAAGTCAACATCAAATTTAGCAGAGTTTGCCACAATTCCAGTAACTGTGGCAGTAACACCACTAAATTCTCCAGCTATTCTATCTCCAATCTTCAGAACATGAAGTCCTGATGTTTTAATAAAATCTTCTCTAATATCAATCGCCTTAAGATCTTTAGATTGGAATGTATTTGTTTGACTCTCTTTAACCAATAATGGTTCATTGGTTGAGAATTTAGATCTACCTTGAACAGGTGCAAATACTGGGTACTTATTTCTGTTTATAACATTGGCATATCCTGATTGATATGTCTTAGCAATTCCTGGATTAGTTGTTATTCCTGCTAAATCAAATTCTAAAATATCTGGATTTGCTGAGATATAAGACTTAACTTTAAAGAACTGATATCCATGATTTGAAGAGTTCCATCCATCACCATCTGTTGATATACCAGTATTTGAAGAAGTTTGAGTACCTATACCAGATTCTCCAAATAATTGAATACCTTCAACAAAAATTTCATCATCAGTCGCAAATGGTGCTTGAGTATATCCATTAATTGGAGTCTCCATCACACATCTAGCAATAGTATTATTGATAATTGTCATGGAGTTAATACCAATTCCATTTGAATTATTAATAGCAATAACTCTATGTGTTATAGATTCTAATCCTTTTATCGGAGCAATTACACTAACTTCGGCAATACCTTGATTAGGAACTAACGCTTCTAATGAAGTATCGTCAACAACTTCACCCGTTTGTGGATTAATTAGAACTAAATCAGGTGCATTTAGATAATCAGTTCCAGTATCAACAACAGATACACTATCAATAAAGTCTAAATCGTCAATTCTAACAACTGGTGATATAAATGCCTCTGGTCTTAATGTCCTGTCTGAAGAATATTCGTATCCAACATCAACAATTCTTAAATCATTGATTCTACCGATTGATGTTGATATTGCTACAATATTGGCGTTAGATCCACTTACACTATTAACTGAAAGGAATTTTGGTACTTTCTTATAACTAGATCCTTCAGAAATTAATCTAATATTCTTAATAGGTCCTTCTACATTTCCAGACTTACTAGAATATTCAAGTTTATCGCATTGATCTTCTTCATATTTTAAAACTTCTGGAATTGATCTAGGAGAGAACTTAAATGTCTCAGTAGTAGAATCAAATATATTATATTCACCAGAATACTTACTATCAGTAAATACAATCTGCGAATAATTTACTACATCTTTATCGGAAGTACTAATATAACCACCTTTCTCTAAAGCATAGTATAAAATAGCAGGAACTGCTGTGGAGAATCCTATTGATACTGCAGCACCAACAACGGGACTGGATAAGAATGTACCAACACCAATTGTTCCTATACCACTAACATTAAATTCATTAAGATCACCAGCAGTTACAAATTCATTCTTAAATTCATGATCATAGAAGAATTTAAGATTATAACCTGCTAGATTAGTAGATCCAACACCAAATGTTAATTTAGAATTCTTAACTACATCTATCTTAGGATTAACTAAAGATAACTTGTGATAATTTCCACCAATTCCAGTAATATTGACAAATAATGGTGGAGTCAAGAATGTATCAGTATAAGTTTCTGATAGATTAAATTTATTTGAATCTAATACATGAATATAATAACATCCTGTAGTGAGTCCAGTAGCTACTTCAGTACTGTCATAAAATACTTTATCCCCAGTTTTATAACCATGATCAGTAATTGTTATAGAATTATTAACAATATCAACATCAGGAGACTCAAAACCTACAGTATTAATTAATAATTTCTGATATTGCTCATTATAATCTAAGACTAGTGGTGAAGTTGTACCTAATCCTACTGTAGTGTTTGGTACAACATTAAGACTAATCCTATCACCATTCTGCAATCCATGAGTTGTTGTATTAGCAGCACCAATTTTAGTGGTTACTGTGGAAACTATCCTATCAATATTACCTGTTAATTGGGTAAAATTAGTTTCTAACTGATACTGATAATCATCATCACCATTCCCAAAGAAGAATAATCCACCTTCAGTATTTGCTGCCCCAACATTAGTGGCAAGTCCAATATAATCAGTTCCTTTATCAACAATATAAAGGTCTGTGGTAGATGTAGTTTGATCAGGAATATAGAATTGATTAACAGCATCTACTGTTCTACCTACTAAGAATGAGGATTTAGCAGGTCTCTTTGTGAAAGTAACTTTTTCTCCACCTTTAAATGAATGTGATGGTAGATAAATGCTTTGTGGTGGAACATTAATTGACTTTGTAGACTCTCCTATAGCATAATCAATAACACTTCCTGATGTAGTACCAATACCAACTGATAGAGTTCCATTAAAATGCTCAATCAAATTAAGATCAGAATTAAATGGAGTTGTCTTAACTGGAATACTAATCTTTGTATTCAATACATCAATTTGGGATCCAAGAGTATGAGCAATACCTGATGAAGGTCTGAATACCCTAATAATAGATCCTACCTTATAAAGATTCAATACCTTCAGTACTTCATCACCTACTCTAAGAGATCCACCAATTGAAACTGTATTTGGTATGTAATTAACGTAGATATCTTCAGTAATACCAGCACTGTTATTATTGAGTGACATTGTTTTTGCCAATCCAATAACATCTGTACTAACACCTACACTAAATGAATTATTTAATTTATAATTAGCAGTACTTAATCCAGAAACTAAAACAGTGTCCTGATCATTTAATTCTATATTTGGTAAATGATGGGCAGTAACAGTATCTGCAGATTCCCAAACAAATACTGCTTTATCAAAGGAAGTTAATTCAGTATTAATACTAGAAACTCCAATACCAACTATTTCATCAACTTGTCCTCTAGCACCTACACCATTAGTACCATCATCATCAAATACTGTAAAGTCACCAACTTTATATCCATCACCACCATCTAATATTTGGAATGTATCTACAACACCCCTAGTTACAGACTCAACAATTGATTTTTGCTTAATTGCTTCATTAGATTCTATAATAAAATCATTATCAGCAAACTCTTCATTAACTTTATATGGTAATGTGTTTCTAGAAAGATTAGAATTATTAAAATCAAATGATTGATCTAATGTAGTATTTTCATCGATATACGGTAATCTATATGTTGGACCAACAAAATATGGATATACTGGATTATCATTAGCATCTCTAGTAGCAAAATATGCATATACACCATCTGGGAATTCTGGAGTTTTACCAAATCTTCCATTATGGATATCTAAATCACCAGATCCATCATAAACATTATCTTCAATAAAGAACTTAGAAGGATATTCTCCTATAGAAGGTCTATCAGGGTATGATGTGTTATTAACAAAACTGGATTCCATTCTTTTGATTCCAGAGTTGATATCATTAGGATCCTTATAGGCAAAAGGTCCATATATTGGATTGCCATCATATGCCCATCCAATTAATGCTGAGTGTGTTCCTACTCCAGCATTAGTAACACCCCCAATATCATTAAATGATTCTGCTATATCTTGATCATAAGCATGAATACTATATTGTAATAGATCATTATTAAGATTTTCAAGATGATCTATACCCTGCCATTGATAATTATCGATAGATAATTTTCTTATTTTGGCATTTAATAATCCATTCTTGCCCCTAGATTCTACAAATATACTTGTATTAGTAGAATAACCAATACCAGGATTAATTACAACAATATCATCTAATTGACCCAATTCATTAATAATTGGTTTTAATTGTACTCCACTACCAGTCGTTCCAGATCCAACTACACTAAGTTCTGGTAATGAGAAGTATTCTTTTCCTTTATTAACTACAAAAGCGTCAACAATTTTTCCACCTTCAATTATTGGTTTTACTTCAGCAGTTCTTCCATTTTGTATTGTTACTTGAGGATTAAAATAATGTCCAGAGATTTTTGATCCATATTTACTACCTTGATCATATAGATAAGCACCTGTTATCTCACCAGTAACAATTGGAGTAAATGTAAATGATCCAGTAACTGATGAAGCAAATGATACTTTAGCATCTATTTTTATATCTGGATATTTAAATACCTGATAACCAGTACCAGTAGAATTTAATCCAACATAATTACCTCTTTCATAATTTACAGTAGATGTTCCACCAATTCCTGCATCCGCTAATCTAAACGAATTGTCATTTAATTTAATAACCTTATATGAATGAGTAGTATCTAATCCCTGAATTGCCTTTGGTTGAGTAGATCCTATTCCAACCATAGTAGAATATTCTACTAAATCACCATCTCTAAACCCATGATTGTTAAAATTAACACTATCGAAAGCGGTTGAAATTCCTGAAGGATTTACAGGTAATTTTCTATATTGGAAATCATAACCAGAATTTAATACCTTAATTTTTCTTAGAGTATTCTTAGATTCTGTTCTAAACTTATGGAAACCAGCAGCACTTGTTGCTGTAGAGAATCCTATGGTATTAATACCAGTGACACCAAACATGGCATCTGCTTCAGTTTTAAATAAGAATATCCTCTTTGGATTAATGACCTTAATGAAATAAGGTGCACCATTAACTAAAAATTCAGTAACAACATTACTAACTTCTTTGAATTTAGTAATTCCTACAGAATCTTGTCCATTACTATTATAAAAAACTTTTTGACCATCAACAAGATTATGATCAGATTTAAATGTTATTGTTTCTTCTTGTATATCTAAACCACCTGAGAAGAATATATCTCTACTATCAAATTGAATTTCTCTAAATCTTGGACCAGTTATTGGTTCCAACAAACAATCTTTACCATTACCACCAGTTAAACTTACAGATAAAACCTTATCAATATCAAAGTTTTGCTCATCTACAAGAACTTCTTTAACAGTTCCATTAATAATAGGTTCTGCATAAGCAGTTGTACCATCCGAATCTAAAGGTGCTTCTATTGATAGTTTTGGTGGATTAGCAACATCATATCCAGTACCACTGTTATATACATCAATAGAGGACACAGGACCATATGACATGGTTTCATTTGCTATGGTAGATCTTATCTGAACACCATCTATTAAAACACCAATATCATTTACAGGTACATCTTTCTTTGTAGTAACACTTAAATCTTGAGATAATGGGAATTTTCTTAAAATTCTATTCTCATATAACTGTCTTTGATAATGATTTTTAAGAATGAAACTATGAACATGTGTACCACCTGCTCCAACTGGATCATTCCAAGTTACACTACTAGCACTACCAACAGCACTAATAGAGTTATATAAACTTATAGTTTTTCTATCAGAACCTTCAGCAATACTTATATAATAAGTCTCACCATCATCTAAACCATTAAATGGAATTCCAACATTACCTGCAGAATCTCTCACCTGATAGATGACATCATTACCTGTAATAAACTTTGTTGGAGTAGATAATTTAAACGCACTAAAGTCGTATTCTAATCCACTAATAGGATCTATTTGAGTAGCATTAGTAGAAGCAGTACCAACCTGATCATCTTGAACAAGTGTAATTCCACTTAATGGATAATGAAGTTCTGATACAAACTGTTCTAATTTAAGTGTACGACTTGGTAATGAGTTAGAAGCAACATAACCATCTTTTTTACCATCAACATAAACGTTTAGTATATCTGAAAGAATAACACTATTTGATGCCCCAATACCAATTGAAGTTCCAGGTATTGTTACTGAATCGGTAGTTTTTACTTTATTTAAATTTCTTCTTAAATCATACTTAGCACCTGAATTTGGTTCTCCTGTAATAAATGATACTCCATCTAGAGTAACTACATTAGAAGAATCAATTCTCTTAATTATACCACCACCAACTACTGACATAGTGCCTCTTCTTAAGAAGCTAACATTATCACCAACTTTTAAACTTGATTTATCAATATTACTTAATAAAGTAAAGGAGGTTTGTCCTGACTGTATACTTGAAACCTGATACCTAGAACTAGTGTTATAGATCCAACTATTAGCAAAAACTTCTTTATATGATTGAGTAGTCTCTGGTGTGTTTAGTATAACTTCACCAACATTCTTTATAGAAATCTCTTCACGTTCAGAAACTAATGATATATCTTCGCCAGCAACAAACTTAGATAGAACACCAGTAATTCTTATTTCGCATTTTTTAGATATATCTCCATTTTCATATCCATATACATTTTCAGAAGTTCTTATACCATTTCCTTGATCAATAGTATTAAGGATATTAGAACACCCAAAGAATTGATTTATTGACTTATTAGTGTAAGTAATAACATTATTTTGATCTTGAGCAATAAGTGATCCTGTATTACCAAAACCAATAGTCGAATCTACAGAGATAATAGAAGATCCAACAGAAACTGATTCTAAAACTTTAGTTTTTGCTTGAATACTAAAAGTTCCTTGAATTGTATCTCTATCATCAAATCCAACAAATAATGATAGTTGATAATAAGTTTTACCTTCTCTTGTTATAATCTCAACTTCAGATACGGAAGCATTAGTTCCATTATCATTTGATTTGTATATTGTCTGTCCTACTAGATTATATGGATCACCAGATATTGCTTCTGCAACAACTATTTCTCTACGAATAAATTCCGCAGTTGATGGCTTTACTAAACGTTCTTCAAGATCTAATACCTTAGCTTCAACACCATATAAGAGTTTGAATAGTATTATTATAGACTCTTGAATACCTTTTGATTGGTAGAATGATCTAGCATTCTTTATAAAGTTACCAACATCAATACCAGGATAGAATGTTTCATCCTCCAAACCTGGTAAAAAGGTTCTTTTTATCTTCTTATAAAACTCTTGTAAAAATAGTACGCTTAAATTAGTAACTACTGAATTAATGTTATGAGAAAGAGCATTAGTTTCATTAAATACTAAACTTTCTCTATTAACATCTAATAATGAAGATGAAATACCTACATTATATCCACTTACACCACTAAAACCACGAATACATCCAGTGAAAGTAGTGTCTGTTTTACCTGTATATGATATAATCTCATCACCAATCTTAATAAGACCGTAAGAACTAGGAAATCCTTTAGTTGAAGCAACTGTAATAGTTGTATCAGAAGCACTAATATCTGCAGGTAGAGTAGTTGTTCCAGTAATAACTTCTGGAACTAGGTTATCAACTTTAAGATATCGATCTAAATTGTCAATTAGATCAGTAGCACCACCTTGATACTCTTGAGAAATATAGTATTGCTTTAGAAAATCAGTTGCTAATGGAAAATCAGCTACCACGAATTCGGGTAACTGACTTTCTATTATTTTATTGACTTGTACTCTTCTGTCAAATTCTATGCTCATTCTACTTTCTTTCTATTGATCCGTTAGAATAACTTGATGTATAATAGTCTCTTGAGAATACAACGCCCGAAACGTCTTCACCAGAAGCAATTACATCTTTAACCATATTTATCTTACTATTAGAAACATCAAAACTTAAGTATAAATCCTTCAATCCTATGATGTCATTAGAATCTGGAAATGCCTGTATTTCGATTAAATCGTTGGCAGAGACTGTAGATGTAATGTTAACGGTATTAATAAGGAGTTCTCCTTTGTTATAATCAACTGTACCGACATCCTTTTTAACAATCTTCATTTCATTCTTATCATCTTTGGATACGATACATAAAACACCTTTTTTACTACCATCCAAATCACCTATACTATTTTTATTTGGAATATCAGTCAAATAAACAGTATTTGGATATCCAGAAATATTAAATCCAGTACTTTTTATGTTAAACCCTGCTTGATTTATATAAAAACGATTACCATAACATAATTCATACTGTGCAAATTGGTTTATCAAGACCTTCATATCTCTTCTAATTTTCACTTTGGTGATATTAGAAGTAATAGCATTGTTAACCCTATCAATCAGTTGGTTAATTTTACTAAATTTAAATCTACCACCAAATTTATTAATTTCTACATTATTACCATACTTTTGAAGAGTGTTGACAATATTACTTCTTAGTAAATTACCACTTGAGAATTGAGAAGTATTATAATAAACTGTTGAATCAATCTCCACATATAGTATTTTAAGGTCAACAATCTCAGAATTAATACCAGCAATAGCATAACTCTTTAATTTATTTTTAATTTGATGCTTATCAAAATCAGAAACAAATGTTCCATTTTTTGGTTTAATACTGATTTTTACCTTACCAAACTGTGGTGGATCTAATTCTTCACCACCAACAACCGCAACAGACTCTGTTGCAGGATAAATTGACTGTATTATTGCTTCATAATCTCTTGGCGTAACTGCCCTGTATTGTGCCGAATATAGTCTAGGAGCCAAATACTTGATTGACGCTAAATCTTCGTTCTCAGACCCATTTGAGGCACGATTAACGGTAGTTACTGTTACAGTATCGACTGGTATTACCGATACAGTGTCAACATTATTAGTTAAAAGATAGTCACATGTTCCTTGGAAGTCAAATATACCCGTAGATCCTGCTTTTCCACCTGCTCCATTACCTTCAGCACCATCAGTTACGATATATCTAACCAAAACTTGAGCATTATTCTCAAGTTTTTTACCAAAGAAACCATCACCAAAGAGAATTTCTACCTTTTCATCCTGAACCTCTTGAATTAAGAAGATTTCAGAGTCTTTATTCAAATTAAGGATATTATCAATCTTTCTATACTCTCTACCTTCACCCGTTTCATTAGTTCCTTTAACTTTAACTACTATAGTTGAAGTATCAATCTGAGAATTATCTAAAATAAACCTTTGATCTTGACTACTATTGACTAAAAACCTAGTTTCAACTGCAGTTCCCTGTCTTACTTCGATATTTTCAAAAGATGCTACTCTTTCACCTAGAGTATTAGTTGCTACGTTTGCTGTAACAGGGTTTGATATTGAAAATCTATAGTTTGTGTTATTAGCGTTTCCTACACATACAATACCAGGTCTTATTCTAAGTTGTCTTATATCATTATTACTATCTTGTATCTTTACATCAAAATTAACTGTTGCTGTTGCTGCAGTTTTAGATCTAGGTACATATCCAATGTTACGAGCAAGTGATATTACGTTCTCTCTTACAGTAGCAGAGTCTAAAAATGACTCATTTACCACTAAATTGGCATTAAATGCGTTAATATAGGTATTATATGCTAAGGCATCTATTAAAACAGAAAAATTAGACCCTTCAAAGTCAAAATCAGTAAAATTTGAGTTGGATTGTAAGAAATCCTTTAACTGAGTTTTGATCTGATCATAATCTAGCGTACTAAATTGGGTGAATGGCATTATCTTATCTGGTAGGTTCTAACAAAAAGGTAAAAGATTGACGAGGAACCTCTAAACCAACAATATCAAATACAACTGTAACTTCAAAAGCGTTCAAATCTGGTTTTCCTTGAACAATAGTTCTAATATTGTTCACTCTAGGTTCATAGTTTCTAATTGAAGTCTTAATTTGATCTTCAATTATATAAGAAGTGGTCTGAGTATAGTTCTCAAACAACATTCCTCTCACATTGGAACCGAATAAGGGATCAAAAAACTTCTCAGTAGGTATAGTTTCCACTATGTTCCTAACTGACCTAGCAATTGCACGTTCATTAAGTAGAACGGGCATATCATTAGTAACTGGGTGGGGCATAAACGACAAACTTATGTCTTTAAATCCCCTAGATGTTCGCTTAATCGGCATTGACGAAGCAATGTATATTATTTTCTCTTGTTATTTATACCAGATTTCTTAATTTATGCCATGTTGATAAGAATTCTGCGGAAATTCCTCAATCCAACCATTCATAATGTACTTATTACCAGTTAAAGGTGGATTTCCACGGTGTGTATGAGTCCATCCTGCAGGAAAAACAATGATTTTACCTGTTTTTGGGGCAATTCTACACCTTTGATATAAGAATTCAGTCTCTCCACCTTCAAATCCATCATTTAAGTAAGTAATAACGACTAACTTACGATAGGTGTCAGGAGCACATGCGTCATGATGCCACGTATGATACCCTTCAGAGGGACGAGTCTTCTGTAATTTACAATACTTGTACTCAAAGGGAGTATTTTTAAGTATTTCATATGTTTCCATGTAATGATTAAGTACACTCATTACAATATGATTCCAATCCTGTGCCATTGGTAATGTAGTATTATAGACACTCTGTTCTTCATGCTGTAATAGTTGTGTAAGAAACAGTTGTTCGTTCTTTACTGCACCTGTACTACGAGGAGTAATTAGACCAGCACCAGCAGATGCCATACGCTCATAAAAATCGACAAATTTATCTCCATCAAGATTACTTTGATATTCGGAAATAAAATTGTCGTGATTTCTATAGCCCGTGATTTCGGGAGATTGACTCATCTCCCCTGACCTCTGTATCTTTTACGAGACGAGTTACGGGATGTGGGGGCATATTTTGTATGCTTTCCTGTTCCTTGACGAGTTTTTTTCGGTTTTGATTCTACTGTTTCAACACCGTTAGCGTTAAACATTTTTGCCATAATTAATCTTCAATAAATTCAGTTTTAATATGAGAAGGATCTGGTGTTCCATCAATATAGAAGTCCTGTGCCAAATCCTCCATAGTGTTAAAATACTCGTCTTGAGAGAGATCCTCATAAGCAACCTTACCATCAATTAGAATATTATAACGAGTCATTAGATTACCCTTGTTTTCTCATGACCGACTCGAACTCTTGGATCACACCAGATCTCGAAACCTGCCTCCTTTGCATCTAGGCAGAATGAGACATCTTCGCCACACATGTCTTGGACTTCGCCCGATTCAAAGATTTGCATCTTCGGAGCGAACCAAGGATAAGGCATACCTTCATGCTCAAATACTCCATTCTTGATGAGCAACCAACCAAAACCAGTATAGTCTACTGTAAATGGTTTCTTTCTCTTTGAGATACTTTCAATGGTTTCATGATTCATCACACCACCATTAGTACGGAAGTCATCCTCCTCTAACCAATGAGCAACTGATGTAGTCTTACCATCTTCTGTACAATACCAACCACCAGCAAGATCCTGATCCATTAGAACTAATTGCCAGAACTTTTCTGTATTGAATACTATATCACTATCAATCCATAACTGATAATCATACTGTAACTTACCATCCCAAGGTTTCTGATCAGGTCCTCTTAAGACATTAGCACCTAAGCACTTACATCTTGCGAAGTTAACCATTGACGAATAATCTTGGGAGATCTGTATCGAAGCCTGTGCTTGGACAAGATCAAAGCATAACTGTACAAAACTCTTTAAAAATTGATATGAAACTCCACGACCTGGTAGACAGAATACTACTGTCTTTCCCTTTATGAGTTCTTTTGCTTTATCGTAATCCCACTCTGCTTCTTTTTTTACCACAGGGGATTTCGCTTTAACTGTAAATCCTTTTGACATAACCTACGTAATGTTATAATCATATTATATCCCATTATGTATAGTAAGTCAACTTAAATTATAAGGTAGGGTTATCAGTAACTTGCATCTTCTGTTATATCTGTATCGTATTCTATTTCTTCGTATGTTAGTTCATCCTTAAAGTATGATTGATATATTCTTCCCCATATCAATTTAAACTCATAATCATCAAGATCCTTAAAGAGACACTCTCCTCTTAGATATATGTGATATGTACTAGTCCTCTGATTCTGTAATGATGAGTTCATCGCCATCTGTTTTAAAGGTTACTTCTGTGTCTTCGTACCAACCTTGATCATTTATAACCCACTCTGGTATTCTTAGTAGGTATTCTCCTGTTGCAGTATCAATCTCTATGGGGCGTTTTTGATTTGGGATATTTTTTTGCATACTGTGGATATGATTTTTCCATTATATATCACTTTTGAATTATTCGCAAGTCGTGGACTGTGGGCGTTTTTTAACAGGGAAAAAAAATTTGAGTTTCATTGTAATATTGTTCTCGCTTCCGTAACACTTTGTAGGTTAGGGTAGTTAGTGCTTTTTAAACGGGGGCGGGGGGCGGCGGACCCCCTGCTGATACACGAACGACTAAGACCTGCTGATCACCCCACGCTCTCCCGTGGGTACATATTTCAGGGGTGGGACTGCCACGCCATAACGCCCACCTGTTCGGGTTGCCCATTTGTTCGCTGCCTTACCGTGAGCAATTGGCAGTTTTGTCACTTTGTAGATTTTGCCGTTCAGAGAAACTGTTCTTTTTTGCATTTTTTGGGGTTTTAGGGAAAAGAGCACGAAAAAAGACAGGCACTAATGCCTGTCGGATACGTTATAATACGAAGGGGTAGGAGGGGCAGGACGGAGACCAGCACGAACCTGATCTGCTTCGTATGCCTCTAGCAACTCTTTTGCTACCATGTCCTTACAGAACTGAACCATATTAGGGGAGCAGTAGTAACCGTTGCCTGTGATCATTTTGTTTTTCATACTCTTAGTATAGGGAAGGATGGGAGAAAATAGGGGTGGGAGTGTGCCAGTTTATGAACTGGTCACTTTGTCCCACGTTTTGTCGAAGAGGTCGGGATCTGAATCCTGTTCGTTCTCTGCGTCGTCATGATAGAGATCTAAAGAGGCAACGGTTGAGAAGAGGTCAGAGATAAGACGGAGTTCTTCTGAAGTGAAAGTGATTGTTTTTTCCATACCTTTATAATACCATAAAAAGACCCCTGTGGAGGGGTCAAATCTTAAATTAATCTAAAAGTTGTATGAGAAAACGTGTCCGTTCTCAGAGATCCAGTAATCTTGTGAAAGGTTCTCCCATGTGGCGTTCCAATCGGTTTCTACCCACCAAGGGTTCTTATTCTCAAAGAAGCAGTCCTCAACCAACTCTTGAGCGTAGTCTGCTCCTGATTCCCAACATCCGTGATAGGCATCCTCTACATGCTCACAGTAGGCACAGTCGCCGCACTGCTCCTCTAAGAAATCCTCTACAACTTCTTTGGTAGTATTTTCTACTGCCTCAAAGTATTCAAGGATGTAAGGCAGTTCGGCAATGCCGTGATCTGAAACAAATTCAGAGATCTGATCCCATTCAAGGTCGCCTTCTAATAGTGCGTCTGCTGCTATGCGGATGCCCTTAAGATTAAGGAATAAATCCTCACCCTCTTCAAATACAAAGTTGAGAAGGTCGTTAACGTGCTTTATCCACTCAGTGCGGATGTGCTTGTCCTCCTGCTGGTTAAAGTATTCAACGAAAGAAAGGGGAGTTGCGGTCATGGGAATGATTGCGTTTGTTATTATTAGTATACATGAAAAGAGGGGTATTACTACCCCCCAAATCTTTAGAAATCATTTAGAATGGAAGTTCTTCTGCGTGGGGCATTAGAAAGTAGTTCTTCCTTTTGCTTACGCTCTGCCTCTTTAAGTGCTGCGTAAATCTGAGATGTCAAAGGTTGCATTTTAAAAAAGGCAAGTTGTTGTGAATAGTATTATACTAAGGATTGCTAGGGCGTTACGCTCTTCTCTAACATCCTTCACACTCTGTAACGCATCAAAGATTTGTGCTTTGGTGTTCTTGAGTGTAATTTGGGTCATGGGTTAAAAATCGGTTGAACCGTTCAAATACTCATCTATGGACTTGTTTTGCTCATCGGTTAGGGTTCCGTTAATAGCATCTTCCATAAGCATTTGAATTGCTTCGTCTGATACTGTGTCGAATAAAAGGTCGTCCATAGGGAATTAATTTGAACTTAAGTTAATGATAGCAAAGAAAATGCCCCTGTAAAGGGGCAATGTGCAGGTTAGTCAACTGTCACAGGGTTGAAATAAAAATTACCCTTAGAGTCCTGATGAATACCTGCGGAGTTAATACCAGTACCGCCCACGCCTGTCACCCTGCGAGAAGATAGACGTTGAAAAATGCGGATAACGTCTGTAAACTCTTCAATGGTTAGGTCGTCACCCTCCCAGTCCTCCACGGGAATGGCATTGTCAAGATCGGGTGTTCCATCGGCAAAGGTCGGAGCAGATTGGAAAATGCCGTTCTGGTCAATCCAAAATGTGTGTCCTACTTTGTCTGAATTAATCATGTCGGGGAATGTGTGAATAATATTAATAATAATCCCCCACTCCGAAGAATAGGGGTTATGTGTGACAGTTTACCAGTTGGCATCCTGTTGGGCGTAAATGTTTCTCATAGATTGTAGGATTTCATCACATATTGTAGACATCTCCTGACTGCTCGCTCCGTGGATTGGATCATAATCTACAAAATCCTCCACAGGGTCGCCACCTGCTGAAACTTCTCTCAAAGACACATAATCCCCTGTTGGGTTGTACGCTGCTTCGATCTGAGTATGCTCATCAATCTGAAAAATCATCTGGGAAATTCGGGTATGCTCCATTATTGCCTATTTTTCATGCCCTGCCTACGTCCCTTGTGCCAATATTTTAACTGTCCTTCAAATGTTAAATGATTGTGAAATATACCAAATTTGCAGATTTGATCCTCTATAATAAGAATAACAAGCAAAGACGGGAGCAGGGTCGCTCTACTGAACAACCTTCGCCACTCCCCCTGCGATGAATTATTATTAGTCACAAATATTAATGCCTATGTGCCACTTCTCAAACTGTCACAAGGACGCTTGACAAATCGGCACATTCCGATGTATAATACAGTTTCTCAAGTGGCACATCCTATGCCACATCTCATAGTGTCATGCCATATGTGCCAGTTCACATACTGTCACATGCTGTGCCACATCATAAAGTGCACATGCTATAATATGTGTAACATATGATTATGCATAGTGCTTATATGCTAGTGCCTCATATGATACATCGAGACGTGCATATGCGTCATCTAGATCATCATATGATGATGCGTAGATCTCGTCTAGATGAGAATCTAGTTCTGTTTCTGTATGCATGAGATCTAGTCGAGATTCATTTGATGTTATATGAATATTATAGCAGATCTAGTCGAGATTGTCAACACGAATGTAACACGAAAATCTAGTTGAGCAAACACGAAGATCTCGAACAGATCTCGACTAGATTATAACACGAATAAGACACGAAGTCAACACGAAGATCTCGATGACTTTTTATGTCCTGATTTCCAGAAATTTTCGCCTTGTGGGTTGACGAAACGCCCTCTGCATGGTACGCTCGCTAAGTCCACAACACCTCAGAGGATTACAAATGGATACTCAAGGATACTATCCTTATAAAACACAGAAATATATTTATAAAGGTATTTAAAACCTTATTTTAATTAATTATTGTATCAACCAATACAGTTTCTCTTAATTCCAAGGTAATGAATCACCCTGCTTTGCAAGTCTTACAGGGTCAGTAACGTACTGTGTTATATCAGGTCTTAGACTACTCTCAATACGTTCACACTCTGTCGTTCCCAACCCACTTTTGACCCATTCAAGTACCTTCGATTCTGTCAAATTATCATACGCTATTTCAGGTGTATTATAAGCAAACTCTATGTTACCTGTGTATGTCTGAGACTTGAATATTTCATCCTTAGAACTAACTGCTGCTGGTGCAGTATATGGGTTAGTATGTGCTGTATGATTAGCATCTAAAGTCTTATCAGAATTCAATGTATGTCCACCATAAATTGCTGGATCAGGTTCTATAGTAATCCACTCATTACACGTTACATTATACTGAACTGCTTCAACAAATCCATTGTCCTTTAAGACTGCTAATTGTTCTACTTTCCAATCCGTTGTAATACCTGTAGGCATCTTTCTATCTTACTCAGTAATATATCTATACCACACTCTTTCCTATGAAATATGCTGAATAGTATTTTACAATCCCATTGGTAGTAACGAATTTCTCAACCCATTCTTTGCTACACTCGTCAATGTACTCTCCTTCAGGGTACTTTGCTTTCAGTATATTCTTACTCTGTTCAAGTAACCACTCCTTATACTCTTTACTAGGCATTGTCCTCCTCTCCTATAATACACTCAGTCCCTAAGTCAAATGTAGATGTCAAGTCTGCTAATAACTCTCTATCCTCTTTAGTCAACACCTTTACATTATCTTCTTCCTTAACCATTATCCTCTATCATATAACTCATCATTGCCAAGTACATGACAGTAAATGCAGATACCCCACTCAGAATAATGGCAACCATCTTTAAAGTTATTAACCAATCCATTGCTTAATAAATGTTTACATTAATATTTAGATACTATAGCACACCCTCTCAAACTATTGGGGGTCGGAATACCGTCCTTCTTGACTCTTATACATGCTTACAGAATTTGGCGTTGCAACCTCGCTGCACCCCTCGGAGATGCCTCTCCTATTCTTAATATATTCTAATTCTCCCCAGTTCTCTCTATTACATTGAAGTAAACAATGAACATTCCTATGCCTATGAAATTTGCCTGACGAATAAACATTGTCGGGTTTCGGGTAACTGTGTATTTCTATAGTGATATACTGTGATATTGGGTTCCACCCTTGCTTACGCCTTAACGCATTGTTTACAGGATCACCCTTAAAATATACCCACCCTTCATGGACTTGTCCTAAACTATTAGTCCATACAACATAATCATCGACTTGTGGTTCATACATTGTTAATACTGATTTAGATTCATGGACACTACAACTCTCTTACCTTCTGTTTGATTTACCTCATGGGAAACCGATGAAGGGAATATAATTAACTTACCATTCTCAGGTAATACTTCTAATTGATTTTCAAATACTACAGGGGCAGCATTTTCATCACAATCAACATAGTATATAACACTTAGGCAGAAGGGAAAATGATCGTGATACTTTGCATAATCACCTGACTCATACATCATCAACCATTCATTCGCAATACTGAATGATATATTATTCTCTTGAAGATGATACTTACATAGGAAATCTACATGATTTAAGATCCAATCATTGAACCAATTAAATCTTTTATCACTTTCTACATGCCAATCACTTCTCCAATTACATACAACATTAGTTGTTATACTTTCACTATGTTCCTTTCGATACTCTTCAATTAATGGTAATAACCTTGCATTAATATGATAATGATCTCTTGGTATTGTACTGAATATAGGTAATTCTTTATTGACTCCTATAACATCAAAACCCCTGTAAGGATCAGTCAAACTCATAGTTTATCGGGTACTGCTCTTAAGTCTCTTGGGTTTGTACCCTGTTCCATTGCTCTCTCTAATACCTGAGATGCTTCTGCCTTTGTAAGATGTACTGCTTTCTCATCTAATAGTAACCATCCATTTGTGTAGTTCTGTTCTACACGCCATAACTTTGCTGCCATTGTTTTAAGTAGTAAATGCTTCTATAATACCTGATTCATATTCATCCTGTAAGGGCAACTTAGTTGCTTTAATTACATTTGGCATGATACGATCAACGTAGTCCTCATTGAATCCCTCTTCAGATGCTAGTATCTCAAATGCTTCTGAGTCATCATCCGCAATTAAGTTTACTATTCCACCATACTCTGATTGTGGAAAGGGAACCCAATAGTCAACTATGTATAATGATTTAGTCACTTGAATAATATAACTTAATTGATATTATACCACACTACTTTCTATTATTCAACCTCTCTAATTGTCTGTCTAATATCATATTAATATCCCTGATTGATGCTGTTAATAATGCACCATCAGCATTATCTTCCAATAAATCTTTTAAATGCTCCAAATGTTCCTGAGCAAGCATGATCTTAGTTTGACTATTCAATCTCATAATACAAACTCTTTCATGTAATAATCATAAGTAACCTGCATTTCTTTTGCTCTACGCTTATAATAGGTTTCATTACACTTGCGTGTTGTTTCTCTACGCATATAAGCAAGTTCCTCTATGGATGCATGATCCATAAAGGATTTAAATGTCTTAATAAATTCTGCTATCTCAGAATCACTCATTACAGAGTACAACCTGCGTCCTGTTCAGTATATACAATATCATCCTCTAATGCACAATGCATTGAGCGTATTGTATTCTTAGTCACTTCCATGTTGTTTACACATTCATCCTGAGTTGAGGAATGAAAAAACTCATCCTCGCTTATTTCCTCTAAGTGATCTACTAATAGATTTGTTAACAGATCAAATTCTGCGTTCTCTAATGTTATGGTTTTCATGGCAAGTGACTCCCTTAAGAACAGTTAGTTAATATTTATACATTATACAGGAAATGTTACAATATGTCAACAGGTAGTAATTTTGTCATTGATATTACAATTAGAAATGATAACATAACAACTACATCCCATCCTTTTGTGCGTACAAAATATGGTATGCTAATGAAGTTTGATACCAAATACATTAATGCTCCTATGGTAGCAGATACATGTAATACAACAAAATATGATACCACAATCAGGAAAGATCCAATGACCCTTCCTGTAGTGTCTAATTTCATTACTTTAATGTCCAATTAATTTTAAGATAATTGTCATCATGTAGTCTTGGAATATCATCAGGATCTTCTGTAATGAATACAAACTCTTCACAGAAGTATTCTGCACTAATGCCTCCAAGATCCTCACATGCTCTTAGAATCTCATCACAGTCATCAGCGTTCATGCCCATAATATCAACTAAGAAGTCAATGTCGGCAAAGATTTGGTTTGAAGGGGTGTTCATTGATTTAAAAGGGAAAAACGATTAATGTTATCAAATTTTGGATTCTCCAGTATAATGTCTCTTACATGCTCACGATCTACGCTATCTCCATCACCCCATGAATAATGTGAATACTCAATGTCACCTTTCTCAATTCGATCAAGGTAAATGACATAACCATCATAAATGTCTTTTTTGGTCAATCCCTGAATAGGATAAAGAGTATCGTCATGCTCACCATAGAATGACCAGACATAATCAATAAACTCATCTAAGTCAAAAGTGTTCATGTTGCAAGATCCCATAGGTTTTCAAATGATTCAATCCACCTTACCTGTTCAATGGTAAGTTCGGATTTGTCCTGTTCATCAGCAGAAACAAAGGGTAAACCCTGTTTTGTGACGTAATCTTCATAGACCTGAACTAACAGGTCTACAGAGTCGAATACTTGAACTGTCATTAAACTGCCTCCATAGAGTCGTTAGTGATTACATACTTGTGAGTCTGAACATACTCTCTAATCTGATAGTAGAAGTGATCCCTTGAAATAGGATATTCTCTTTGAGTGTCACCACGAAAACGTAATGTTTTCAATACTTGGTTGTTGTCACCCTTGATAGGATTGAAGTCAACAACCATATTACCGTCTTTAGAAGCAAGTCTCATTGGGTTGTTCCCTTGTTTACTCTTTTATTATAGCGAGTCCAGATCTCTTTTCTGGTGTATGTGTGCCACTTCTGCAACTGGCACAAAGTCAGTCATTTCTCTCAACTTTGATATAGCATTATGAGCATCCTGTTCGGATTGTGGATCAAAGTCTAACCACATTTGCTCAAGTGACCATACTACAAGGTCATACTCATCTTCAGTTAGTTTCTTAGTCATGGAAATTAGGAATGAAAACTTCAGGGGGTGTACTGCTATTCATTGTATCAACCATACGATCAACACACTCAGCATAGTCACCATTAGTGTCTATAACACACTGTTCTACTTTTTCTGCCTCACTATCTACAATCTCAAAGTCAACCGCATATCCTACATATCCATCCAGACTATTATCTTGAATGTCTGTGATGCTAATAGGACACTCACTTAACCATTCATGGAATTGTTCTTCTTTTGTTTTTGGTTTTGGATGCATTTCGTTGTACTGATCTTGTAAGTAAGTCATTAGGATTCCCCCCGAATGTTTTTAATTAGTTGAAAGATTTGATATGCTTCATAGTCAGTTATATCTTCTCTTATTTCATTTCCATTCTCATCTTCAGTTGTG